CTCGCGCATCACGCACCAGGGTGTGGATGTCGTCCTTGGCCATGTCGCCTTCTTGGTCGTACTCACCGCGATCCTGGATCTCGATGTCGTCTTCGCGGATGGCCGATTGGCGAGCCAGCTTGCTGGTGCCTGTGGACTTGGCACCCAGCTTACGGCTGGTGCCTTTGGGGCGACCTTTCTTCTTAGGTGCTTGATCTTGTGCCTCGTCATCGTCGGCTTCGGGCTCGTCACGATACACACGGGTATGGATACGACCAGTAGGAGTTTCGCGCTCGATACCATGTTGTGTGCGGCGCTCATCGCCGGCAGCTTCTTCCATGTCTTTGCCTTTGGCTGCTGCTTTTTTCTTGACCAGTTGTAGCACACCCTTGGCATCACGTTGTGCAGTTTCTTTGCCTCCGGATGCTTTTTCAATTTGACGTATGAGATCCTTGGTCATGTCGCGACCTCCGATACGTGGCTGACCTTCTTTGACTGACTTAGCCTGGCGGGCTGCCTGTTTCATTGGCTCGGTCCGGTTGCCGTCCCGATCAAGATCGATATAGTCGGGCTTGGCCGCTTCGCCTACACCCTTGCGCAGTTTGGCCAACACAGCACCGGCCACTTTCTCGCCGCGCTCTTTTGAGCCATAACGCTCGGCAGCGCTCTTTGCGATCTTGGCAAAGTTCTTGCCAGGCCGGCCAATGTCTTTGCCAGCACGAGCTTTCTTGGCCGAGTAGTCACCGGTACTACCTTCTTTCACAGCGGCGCTTTCGTTCAGTTGCTCAGCTCCCCCGGCAATGGTAGCCAGGCGTTTGTTCATGTCATAAAAGAATGTCATTGCATTATCCTCGAGGTTGGGCGCCGGTGGCCGGCTTGGGTGGACGCTTGACCCGGGTCATGGGACTTTTGTCTCCCATGGGCAGGTCATTGGTGGTCTTAGCGGGCGGCGTCCGGCCCCCAGCCACGGTAAAATCAGTTTGATAGGCATTTTTCAGGACCACATGATCATGCGGCTCTGCGCTGTAGTCTTTCTTGAGAGCTCGCTGTTCAGCGGTGTCTGCAGGATAGTCTGTGTCTTTCAACAGATCTTTGTTTTCATCCTGGATACGTTTGTACTCGTCAACCATGCCGTTGGCAAATTCTGTGTCTTGCATGCACACACGGTTGGGGTCAATGCCTGCCAGCTGGGCGATCTGTTTGATCTGGGGCTCAACCGCGGGATAACGCAAGCTCACGTCAAACATGCTCACTCGCTCGTTGCGGTGATTGGGGAAATCCGTAGGGATTGCCTGCACCGGGGTGGTCTTGATGTCGCCTACGCGGGCAGGATCAAACTGATCCAGCTTGGCCCGAATCTGCTTCATGGCATCTGTGCTCAGCTCACCACAGACCTTGATGCGATAGTCGTATGTGCGCTCACTTTCTGCTAGATAGTTGACAAATGATTTCATAGTGAATATCCTCGAATATATTTATCAGTGATTGGTTTTTTGCCCGTCACCGTTGAGTATGTGTGCCAGCAGTTCATTGCGGCTCATGGCCATGCCTGTGCCCGCCTGCGGCGGTGGTGTGTCCCCGCTTTGCTGGTCCAAACGCACTTTTTTCAGCTGGAGATCTATCATCCGGAGCTTCTTGTTCAGCTTGGCTGTTTTGGCCGTGATAGCATGGCCCAGGAGGTTGCTGGCCACCCCAAAAATCTCGCTGCTGAAACGCGCATCCACGTTCATGCCCAGATCCATGAGATCCTGGTAGCTTTTGGTGGCCATCTGTGCTAGATCGTCCATCTCTTGATCGGATGCTTCCAGGCCACGCACACCGGGCAATGCTGCATCAATCTTGTCAATTGTGGCATCAATGGCCGTGATGGTCTGGGGATCTAGGGGCAGTTCAGACGGGACTGCAGGCTCTGCGCCCAATGGTGGCAGAGGTTCGGACTCGGGCAGGTCAAAAAGTTCTTCCAGTTTCTTGGTCATGCCATATTTAGTGGCCGTACAGTCCAGCCCTTCCAGTTTGATTTTTTACCTGAGTTGACACTTGACATATGAGTATAAGTTAGTCCTAATTCCTTACATCCGTCTTTCAGACGATCATAGTGGTATTCCTGTCCTTGAGGCGACTCAATTACCACTGGTTTACCCGATCGACGGATACCAGTCTTACCTTTGTTCCACGGCACCCTTCCCTTCATATTTTTGGACATTTTTCTGCGAGTTTCTTCTGATTTTTTCTTTCCAGTATTGCAAAGTCTGAGTTTTTCTTTGGTTATTTCAGTCATTGGTGTCTTTGGGCCAAGCGACATTCCTTTATTCCAGGCCACCTGCGCACCCTTGACACCTTTGTTCCACGGCATACGTCCTTTGAGTTTTTCTCTATGTTCTTTGGACATTTTTCTGCCTCTCATTTTTAATTTCTGTTCTTCTGTCAGAGTTTTTCCTTTCCTTGATGGAGGATTTGAATTTTTAGAGATGTTCAACAAAATTCCCCCCGGATCGTAACCCTTGCGACCATACTGTTTGATCAGACTCTCTTCAAGTTGATAAGCATCGGATTCACAATCAAAATGCGCTATTTCCTCTATTATAGGATCCAATCCTAATTTTTTCAGAGATTGGATTCGAAAAAATTTTCTTTTGTTTATAGTTGATTTGATTGTTTCTTCTAGGTGATAGAATTTTCTATCACCGGAACCTTTTCCAATATAAAACGGGAGATTAGAGCGAGGATCGATATATTGATAAACATAAAACATGCAGCTTTCCTTTTAGCATGTTTTATTTATCGTTTACCATTGCGAAAAATATCGTGCTCTGTCAGAATTCTGAAAGTCAGACCTTGTCTTTTGCAAAATTGTTCGGCCGCCGCCCACTTGCAGTAGTTCACAGCCACAACAGCTCGTTCGCGGTTGCTCATCTTGCTCTCGACCACGCTCTGCTTCTTGGGCTTGATCTCCACGATCTCGGCGTGGATGTGATTTTTGCTGTCCCGATAGCGTATAAAGAAATCCGGAACATAATTGGTCATCTTGCCTGTGAGCGGATGGCGATAGGGGATGGATATTGCTTCACTGGCCCATTGCAAAATATGATTATTCTGGTCAAGAAATACCATAAACGAAAGTTCCCAGCCCGATCGGTATCTGGGCCTGTTTTTGCCCACATACTTGGCAGGGTTCCGGACCACATATTCACCCTGCGCCCAGCGTCTCATGTCAACACATTCCTTTGGGCATAACGGTTGGGTGTGGGTGTCACGCTCACTCCCAGCTGAGTGGCTATGCTACGGATCTGATTGAGGTAGTAGGCCAGCTGCGCATTGAGATTGAGTCCGTCCACTCCCTCAAAAGATTTCAGCAGCGTGAGAGCCGGGGTATTGGTCTCCTGGGCTATCCTGAACAGAGCCACAGTGAAATTACCTGCGGCCTGGCGATTGCTCATCTCTCGGAGGAAATAGGAATGGACCACATCGTACTCTGCTGCCGGTATGTCAGCTTCGTAACGATAGAAGTTGTCATACACACGCACCGTGAGGTCCTTGTTGAGATTGGCAGCGTTGACTGTTCCAGTGGTCATGCTAGACTACCTTGGGTGGGATCAAGATTGATCTAGAGTTGTTGTTGACCAAGGGCGCCTTGGTGCGCACCAGGGCCTCGGTATTGGCCAGTACCCGGGTGCCAGTGGCCACGGCTTCATTTATCGCGATACTCTTGAGATTTTTACCCTTGAACGTGTTGTAGGTGTTCATGGCAGTGCGAGCTGCTCCCAGCAGACCAAGAGGACCTTTCTGGAGGTCGTCTATGATGCCGATGCCCGCATCCAGTATACCACCCTGGCCAAATATGGTAGCATTGGCGCCTGGTCGAGAGATGGGGCTGGGGTTCACATCGTAGTGCGCAGGATCAGCGAAGCCGCTCATGTTGGCAGCAGGGCGACCGGCGCCCACGGTGCCCGAAGCATACTTCACGGTTTCATAGGCGATGGTCATGGTATGCTGCATGATACCACCACCTTGATTGTAGTCGTAGGTATCGTGATTCCAGGCCGTGATTAGCGGATTGATCAGCACATATTCACAGTATTTGTGATTCTGATCCATGCCATAGATCCGGATGTCTTTGAAAAATGCTGTCTTGCCCGACTGGTCTATGTTACTGGGTGTGTCTCCGCCGTCTCTCACGCTCTCACCTATAAATCCCCAGTCTGTGACCAAGGGCTTGCCAGAATAGATGTCCCGAACGTTGTAGTCAAAGGCGTTAGAAGTGCCATTGAACTGTGGTTGCGATTGCGATGCAGGAGTGCCCAGATTGTAGGGCTGATTTGAATCTTTGTAGTAGTAGCTGTAGTAGTAGTACCAGAGCCGGCGAGCATTGTCACCGGTGTCGTCGTGGAACGTGATGTTCACTTGTTCATAGTTGATCTTGGTCTGTACCAGGCGCTTGCGATTGTATTGATTCAGCGTGTCTACTTCAATGCGATACTTGGGAAGATCCACTGTTTTTACTATGCAGCTGAGTTCGGGTACCTTGATGTTGGCGCTCTTGAGAAAGGTCACGCTGTCTGTGTTCAGCGTGAAACCCACATGGAACTGGAACTTGAATCGGGGTTTGAGTTCGTAGCTGTT